CGCTACATCATCATCGATGAACTTGGCATCGACATTGTACCAGCGAGCGTGCCTGTCAGTGAGCTTGAATGTGTTTTTTAGAAATTCGTATGGAGGAACGTAGACCAAGTACTCAGTTTCGTCTGAATCATTGTCAGTGTTGTAGCCGATCACTTGGACCTTGACGCGCCGGTAGATTCTGTCGTTGTGACCAAATGTGTCCTCGACCTTAAGGACAAGTTCATCGCCAATTTTATAGCGCATAGATCCTCCGACTCGTGATCGTTCCCGTCTCAATACTTATCATTGGACCACCAGCGATGTCAACGTTCAATCAGACACTGAGACCAACTCCGTATGGCTTCTTCGACTCGGACGCGGCCTTTCAGGCAGAAGCCGACAGCATCGTGCTGTTCGTCAAGCGGAAGTTGGGAGACGACGTCCTCAGCGTCGAACTGACGCAGCGCCAGATTTGGGCATGTCTCGAGGAATCGTGCTTGGAGTACGCGCGGCATGTCCAGGAGATGAAGATTATCAGCAACTTGGTCAATGTGATGGGACAGCCCACCGGCTCGACTGACCTGACAAACAAGCTGCCTCTGAGCTCGATGGACTACCTACTGCGATTGTCGGATGCGTACGCCTATCAGGCTGCAGTCGGCGGCAGCTTCAACGCGAAGCTCGGGTACATTAACTTAGAACGCGGGCGACAGGACTATGACATCTATACTGAGCTTTACGATTCGGTGCACACCGGCAGCCTCGTTGTCGATACACTGCCCACCGGTAGCGTGGGCAGATTGCGAGTTCTTGAAGTTTTTCACTTTGAGCCGGTGGCGGCACAGCACTTTCTGCTCAATGCCAGCAATATTACAAATTTTCTGGCAACGAATTTTAACTACGAGTCGTACGTCAATAGTACCGTGTTCTACGTGCTGCCTGTGTTCGAAGACGTCCTTCGGCGCGGTATGTTGAAGGAGGCATTTCGAGTACGTCGCAGCAACTATAGTTACCAGATCCTGGGCAGCAAGCTGCGCATCTTTCCGATTCCAATGACAGACATTGACTTGCACGGGACCACCAAGCTATGGATTAAGGTCGGACCGCCTGTCAATCCGTTCGTTCCGGCGTTTCGAGACGATTCGATCTATGGAATCTCCGGTCCCGAGAACGTGCCTTTCAGCATCCTTCCATACAGTACCATTACTGTACCCGGTCGGCAGTGGATTCGTCAGTACTGCCTTGCGCTGTGTAAGGAATTGTTGGGCTTGGTGCGTTCTAAGTTTCAAAACATTCCCATTCCAAACGCTGACCTTCAGCTCAACGGCGAGCAGCTGATCACACAGGCACGTGAAGACAAAGAAAAGTTAGTGACGAGCCTCAAGGAGTTCTTGAGTCAGTTGACGACTGAGAAGTTGATGGAAGCTCAGGCAAACATTGCAGAGTCGCTGCAGAAGCAGCTTCGTATGATTCCAATTCCTGCCGGCAAGGCCATCATCATGGGTTGATTCATGGGTCGCTTGTTCATTACGCCTAGAGAGTTCAATTTTATCAGCGACATCACCAAAGAGCTGGTGAAGGACGTCGTCGGGCAGAAAATTTATTATTACCCGATCAACGAGGCAAAGACAAAGACTGATGAAGTCTATAACGAAGCAGTCAAGAAGGTCTTTGACCATCCGATCGCGTTGGATGCGCTTGTCGATACCCACTTTCAGACTGAAACGAAAATTAACGCTTTTGGCGTTGATGCACAGTTCAAGATCGAAGTCTACCTACAATGGCGTGATCTTGTCGACAAGAACGTTCAAGTCTCCATCGGAGACTTTTTTTCGTTCTCCGACGTCTTCTACGAGGTGACCGAGAGGGTGTTCATGCGGAACATCTATGGCATGCCTGAACACAAGGACGGCGTCAAGTTGATCGGCACCAAGGCTCGTGAGGAACAGTTCAAGGCGATGATAATTGGACCCACCGACATTAGCAGGCCAGAGCCCAACGCAGTGCAGACGACGTTTCGTCAACAGCGCGGCGAGGCGCTGGATGCGGATGGTAACCCGACGGGAGACAAGCGCGAGCTCCAGGTCGAGACAATCCTTGGTAAGCCCATCACCGGTGCCAAGGAAGTCTCGCCTCGCGGCGACGATGAACACGCCGGTGCGTCTGCCTTCTACGATGAGGATTGACGGATGACGATTCGCTACGACGTAAGATCGCAGCCACGATTTGGCGTTCCTGGGTTGCCATCTGGCTATCAGTCAAAGTCGTTGCCCGACATCTCAATTCCGTCTGTTGGCTTGAAGGACGTCGATAAGGCATTGTTTGATCTTTTTAATGAGAAGTTGCCGCTCATCGTCAGCGGCAACGGGTCTGAGACAAAGCGAGTGCCAGTGGTCTTCTTTGCCGGTGAAAAGTGGGCGTTAAACAAGCGACTGCGCGGTCTGAAGGATCGTAACGGAGCGCTAATTTTGCCGCTGATCACGGCAGTTCGCACTGCTGTTGTGCAGGATCCAACATCTGACATTGCGGGCCGTGGCATCAACCAACAGACAGGCGAGATTGTCATCCACCGACGGCTAGATAAATCGGATCGCACGTACCAACAGCTCATCAATCGATTATTTCTTAAGCATCAGTCGAACCTCGCGGTGGGCCCGGCGCAGGCCGATCCTGGTCAGCTGACAACGATACGCGCCATCGGAGACCTAGCGGATGATCCGGTCGTTCGCCAGGGCGGGCTGCTTGTTCCAGATCGAACCAATAACGTCTATGAGACCATCGTGGTCCCTGCTCCTCAGTTCTTCACCGCCCAGTACGACTTTACGTTTTGGACGCAGTATTCGGAGCACATGACGCAGATGATCGAGGCGCTAATGGCTTCGTTCCTGCCACAGGGCAATGCTTGGCGCCTCGATACACCGAAGGGCTATTGGTTCATTGCGACGGTCGAATCAAACACCTACAACGCTGAGCTCAATGTCGACGATTATTCGCAGGAAGAACGGGTGATTCGCTACAAATTTGTCGTTAAGGTTCCTGGTTACATCATGGCATCTAGCGTTCCTGGCGCGCCCGTTCCGATCAAGCGGTACGTTTCGTCTCCATCAATTTCGTTTGAAACAGGTGTTGTGGGCGCGATTGAAGCGGGAGACTGCGGTAGCGATGACCCATTCTTGGGCGCCGACGATCCGACGTTGCCACTGGAAGACAGATCAAACGGACGTCGAGACCAACGCCGTCGGAACGATACGCGTCTTTATGTTCAGAAGGACGCCGTCAATCCAGATGATCCTGCTTTGAAGCAGTTGAAGCGAGGTCGTAATCCAGCCCAGTTCAAGAAGGTCACAGGATACGACCAAAATGGTCGCCTGGTGACGCGGTACTTTCGAGTGACGAACGTTAATCGCTTTACAGGTGAGACCGTGTTGTCGCCCGGCCCAGACATGGGCGGGTTAACAATTGTAGTCATTGATGATTGACCCTTACTGGTCTTTCATGCTTGCTTCACCTATTTATCTTAGAGGAGCACGGTAATGTCCGTACAGAATTTCAGGTCGCCAAATTTCTTTGATCGGGAGATTGATCAGTCAGCCCCTGCGCCGCAGGGTCCTGTTGGAGTCCCGGCCGGAGTTATTGGTACAGCAAATCGAGGACCTGCGTTTGTTCCAGTCACTGTTGGAAATTGGGATCAGTTCGTTGCCACGTTCGGAAATCTCGATCCTAAGCGCTTCGGACCCTATGCTGCGAATGTATTTCTAGCAAACCGTCAAGCGCTGACATTCATGAGGATCCTCGGCGCCGGCGCGAACGCGTCTGAGGCCGACGTTACTAAGACTAATTTGCAAGGGCGCGTCCTAAATGCAGGTTTTCACCTTGACGGCACCACGAAGGACAGTGCTGGTCGCTACGACCATTCAGTTCAGTTTCTCGTCGCTCAACACACCAAACAGGCAAATGAGGCCTTCGGTCAGGCTGATTTCACCGATAATGATTCCTTCAAGAACAGTAAGGTCAACTTGGTCCGCGGCGTCATCATGACTGCGTCTGGCACTAAGATCATGGTTGCTGACCATGATGCTAACCTAACGGGTGGCGCAATTAACAGTTTGACTGACATCGGTGCGACTAGCGCTACGGGTAAGTTTAAGCTGATCATTTCGTCCTCTGCTGCCGACTTTGCATACACTGAAGACGGCAACGTTGGAGTTAGGATCGTCACCGCATCGCTCGATCCTAGCTCTACCGATTATTTCGCAAAAATCCTGAACACGGATCCAGACAAGTTTGCGACACAAAAGCACCTGCTCTACAGCGACTTTGCAGTCGATGATGAGATTGCCACGGCAGCAAATTCCAAGGTTGGCGTAGTCTGGGGCAGTGCAAACACGAGCGACAGCTCGGGAGACAATACGTTGCCATTTCGCAAGGCATTTGGTGCCTTTGATACTCGGTATAGGACGCCGTCGACGACGTATTTCATTTCTCAGCCTTTCGGAGAGACTGAGTACGACCTCTTTAAGATCGAAGCGTTGGACGACGGCGCATATGCCAATAGCCTTTACAAGGTTTCAATTGTGAATTTGAAGGTTTCTTTGGACGAGTCGAACCCGTACGGCACCTTTGGCGTCCAAATACGCGCCTGGGATGACACTGATATCAATCCGGTTGTTCTTGAGCAGTTCAACAATTGCTCGTTGAATCCGAACGCTGACAATTACATTGCCAAGGTTATCGGCGATCGTAAGCTGTTCTATAACTTTGACGCAGATAATCCGAATGAGCGTCGTTTGGTCGCCCAAGGCAAGTATCCGAACGTTTCGCGGTTGGTCCGCGTTGTGATGAACGAGCAGGTTGATCGTGGACAGGTTCCGGCGCAAGCCCTTCCGTTCGGTTTCCGCGGCGCGACGGTCCTGAAGACCAACGATTCGCTGACGGACGTTGTACAGGGCTCGACCCTTGTTCGCTTGAGCGGAGCATTTGGTCTCGATTCTGTCGGATCGCTTATGAGCGGCTCGATTGTCCCGCCGGTTCCTTTTAGGACAAAGGTGACGAAGGGACAGCGTCCGACCACTGCAACGTGGTTTGGCGAACCTGGCATTACAGAACTATCGGTTCCGCTTTACTACTGGGGCGTCAAGTTCGAGCGCAATAATATTCCGCTGGATCCAAATCTTGGGACGCTGCCGAACGCGCTCCTGAAATCGTTGACGCAGTTCCAAGGCATTGAGAAGTTGGACACTGTCGTCACCGGTTCCGGCGCAGACTTGTTGAATAACAATAAGTTCACGTTGGCTAAGGTTGCCTTTTCTAACGGGTCTATCTCTGATCTAACTGCGTCTGTTGACACGCACATGCGCGAGGCAGCATACTTCCGTAACGGCAAAGTCGACACAACGCAGTACACCATCAACGACCCGGCTATCGGACAGCGCATCACCTTTGCAACGTTGCTTAGCAAGGCAACTCCGTCGACGTTCAATCGATTTAGTTCATACGCTAAGTTCACCACGTTCTTGGCCGGTGGCTTTGATGGCGTCAATTTCCTTGACGCAGATGCACGTCGGATGAACGACAAGGCAACGAGCTTTGTTGGCGAAGCTGAGCTCGGCTTTGTGCCGTCTGGTTTTGCAGTCAACCAAAATGGTTATGGCCAGAGCAACAATTCGGTCGCTTCTTACGTGGCAGCGATAAATGTCATGACCGATCCGATGGTAGTCAATCACAACTTGCTTGTCATACCTGGCATTCGCGAGCCCTTCATCACTGACTACGCGGGTCAGAAGGTCAAGAGCTACGGCCTTGCATACTATGTTATGGACATCGAGAAGTTCGACGAGACATCGACCCGTCTCTTCGATGATTCGTCGATCAAACCGGATGTCAACAAGACGGCGACTGGCTTCGACGTTCGTGCCATCGACAACAACTACGTAGGCGCCTATTTCCCGGATGTTTTCATTGACGATGCGACTAATCGTCGTCGAGTCAAGGTTCCAGCTTCGATCGCAGCGCTTGGGGCCTTGGGCTTCAACGATCGGGTTGGCTATCCATGGTTCGCTCCGGCGGGCTTCAATCGGGCGGCTCTTGACTTCGTCACCAACGTCGAAGTTCGACTCAACTCGGCTGACCGCGATCGTCTGTACGACAGTCGCATTAATCCGATTGCGACGTTCCCGCGACAGGGATTCGTCATCTTTGGTCAGAAGACGTTGCAGATCAAGTCCTCAGCGCTTGATCGCGTCAATGTTCGTCGCCTTCTACTCGAAGTAAAGCGTATTATCATTGACATTGCTCTAAAGCTGGAATTTGAGCAGAATACGCCTGAGGTCTGGAACAAGTTTGTTTCTCAGGCATCACTCCAACTTGGGCTCATTCAGGCTCAGGCTGGAATTGAGGCATTTCAAGTCATCATGAATGAGACCAACAACACGCAGGCCGATAAAGACCTAAATAGATTGAACGGGCGGGTTGTCGTCGTACCAACTCGAACAATCGAGTTCATTGCGGTCGACTTTATCATCACCAACAGTGGTGTTCAGTTCGTCTAAGAATGGGCACGTATATAGGCGTTTTATTCAAAATTTATGCTACTTTTCTTTTGTGATCGTTTCTGACATGTAGATACGTTGCGAACCAATACTTAGAGTGCAAAGGTAGATAGTCAAATGGCTCAACTTAAGTTTGGTGCAGCAGGAGTGACGGCAAGGGAGATTGACCTTTCGGGACCGGTCGCAAGACAGCCGGTAGGCGTTCCGGCCGGCGTGATTGGCACCTCGTTGAAGGGCCCGGCCTTCGTTCCGATTACAGTTGGTCTGATATCTGATTTTTATGCGAAGTTTGGAGCAACTGATGGTGTCAAGTTTGGTCCGCTTGCGGTGTACGAATGGCTACGCAATGCACAGGCCGTCACTTACCTAAGGGTCCTTGGCATTGGAGACGGCACTCAACGCAACACTCAGACAGGCGACGTCAATCGCGCCGGCTTTACTGTTGGAGAGAAGCTGCCGAACGCAGATTCTGGCATTCTTAGTCCTAATCCGTACGCTAACCTCGGCGGCGTTCCAGGTCGCACGTACTTTCTTGGCTGCTTCATGTCTGAGTCGGCCGGTTCAACGATCTTTAGTTCTGCTGGAGTCCAAAGTGGTTCAGCTGCTCAGCCGATACTGCGCGGCGTTATAATGGCGCCTTCCGGCGTCATCATCTCATTATCAGCCAGTAATGTGCCGTCTGCGGCACCGAGCTCGAATGCTTTGGCGACCGACAACAATGGTTCTACATTTGGCAGCGTTGTTCTGATGCAGGACGGCACAGCAAAGCAAGACTTCGTCCTATTGTTGAACGGTCACAAGGGCACCGATCCGCTGTATCCGAACGTTATCACGGCTTCGTTTGATATGACGTCGCCAAATTATTTTGCGAACGTTCTTAATACGGATCCGACGAAGCTGCAGCAGGCAGGTCACTACGTCTATGCATCATGGGACATTCATCCGGCAACTGCCGTAGTAACTGGCTCGGGCATTATCAATGACTTGTACGGCGCAGGTGGATTGCAGGCCGGCGGTTCTGGTAGCTATGCTGCAGGCAAAGAATTTGCTGCATTCTTGCTGACGGGTTCTACGGCACGTGACGTTGGTTCTGCGACTGCACCAAACTTTGAAGACTTCCGCGAGCGCTTTGACCATGCACGCAGTCCATGGGTCATTAGCCAGCCCTTCGGCGGCAAGCCGCACAATTTGTTCAAGGTCCACGCATTGGACGATGGAGCTGGTATTTCAACATTGTATAAGCTGTCGATTGAAAACATCGTACCTTCGACCGATCCAAGCAACCCGTACGGAAGCTTTGATTTAGTTGTTCGCAACTGGAACGACAACGATGCTGCGCCGGTCTATCTAGAGCAGTGGCGCGGTCTGTCATTGAACCCAAGCGATGATCGCTACATTGCCAAGGTTATTGGTGATCAACACGTCTATTTCGACTTTGATCGTGGTCCTGCTGCCCAAAAGCTCGTTGTCGACGGAAATTACCCAAATAAGTCGAACTACATTCGCATTGAAGTCGACCCTAGCGTTGATTCAGGAGAGATTGATCCGACTGCATTGCCGGTCGGCGTTCGTGGGCCATCGCACCTGATGACGGCTGGAACTGATCCGCTGGCTCGTCCTGTTAGTTCTGTGGTCGTCGATGCATCGGCATGGACACGTGTAAAGCAACCGCCTGTCCCGTTGCGCCAAAACTTGACGCAGGGAACCGGCCAGAAGATTCAGGTTAATCCGTCACTTTACTGGGGCATTCAGTTTGAGCATGTTACCTCGGTATCGACGCCGAACCTGTCAATCCTACCGAATAAGTCATTGAACGCATATACGAAGTATTTTCCTGCCCACAGGATTGACGTTCAGAACTTCGCCACTACGGACAATGCAGGAACTCCATCGACGACAGCCAACGGCGTCATTGACAATGATCTGTTCAATCTTAACGTCTTTAGCTTGATGAATTTGCAGGTGGTTACCGGCTCGAATGGATTGGCTGATTCAAATAAGTGGGTCAATGCAGTCTACGTTCGTGATGGAAACATCGTGGCCAACGACACGAACAAGACGCGCCGCCTCATCATTGATGACTTCACGCAGGCAAACCGTAAATTCCTGAAGTGGAGCTTCTTCGTCCAGGGCGGATGGGACGGCGTCAATATCTTTGACCTCGACGAGTCGCGCCTCAACAATGCAGCCATCGAAGGCGATATGGCGGATCCAAATCGCGGCAGCAATCTCGGTGCCACTGTCTCTGCGTATACAAAGGCACTTCAGATCATGGGAGAAGTCACCAACACTGATCTGCAGCTATTGGCCATTCCTGGCATCCGCAACCCTGTCATTACAGATGCGGCGATCACCGCCGTTGAAACGCGGTTCGATGCCCTCTACTTGATGGACATTGAGCAATACGATAATAACGGCAAATTGGTGACCTCTGACGCGCAGCTTCCGAGCGTTACGCTGACGGCTCAGGCCTTCGCGCAGCGCGCGTTGGATAGCTCCTTCGGAGCAGCCTACTTCCCAGACGTTGTCATCCTCGATCCTAACACTAAGACGAACGTCGTCGTTCCACCGTCTGTCGTCGTCCTGGGCGCGCTAGCCCTCAACGATGCGGTGGGTCATCCATGGTTCGCGCCTGCTGGTTTCACGCGCGGCGCGCTGCAGACGACGCTTGAAGCCCGCGTCGCTCTTTCTAAAACGAACATTGACACCCTCTACGACGTCAACATCAACCCGCTGGTCGCCTTTCCTGGCAATGCCTCGGGCGGCACCAACCCAAAGGGCGGCGTCGTTGTCTGGGGCCAGAAGACCCTGCAGCAGGCAGCCTCGGCGCTGGATCGGGTCAACGTTCGACGCCTGCTGATTGAGATCAGGCGTCAGGTCCGCGACATTGCTAACACCATCTTGTTCGAGCCAAACCGCGACGTCACGTTGGCGAAGTTTTCAGCTGCAGTCACTCCGCGGTTGCAGCGCATCCAGGCGCTTGCCGGTCTCGAGCGGTTCAAGGTTGTTATTGATTCCTCGACGACCACGCAGCAGGACATCGAGAACAACACAATTCGCGGCAAGATCTTCGTTCAGCCGACCAAGTCGATCGAGTTCGTTGCGCTCGACTTTGTCGTGACGAACAACATTAGCCAGCAGCAGTGAGCTGAATTGGGCAAGAGTCAGCGATGGAACTAGCGAAGATTAGCGAAGTTGACATCAAGATCTTGATCGCTGAACGGTGGTTGAGCAGTGAACAGGTGGAACTTGTTGAGCTCAGCACGGGCCAAGCCAAGGTGCATAGCGTTTGAAAGAGTGGGCAATCGATGAAGGTAACTGTAGGTCAGCTGCGTCGAATTATTCGAGAGAATCTTGAGGGCACTGGTCAGGACTTTAGGTCAATCATGGATGAGGTCTTATATGACCTCTATGATGTCAACAAGAAGATCGAGAAGGCCCACAGGCTGGCGCCTCAAGGTACCGCAAAGGCGATCATTGCAGGCATGTACAGCGATCTTTTTAACAAGATCGCTGAATTTCGCAAGTACATCGAGAAATTTAGCGACAGCGGGTTAGGACGAAGCAAGAGCCTAGGTAAGACATCATAGCTGGACAGTTTTCTGTGAGAAATTTGATCGCATGTTTTCAACAATGTTCATTATGCGTTGATGTTAACGTCGCAGGTGATGCTTTGAGCGATGATTAGAGCGATTATTAAGATGTGAAATAATTTTGTGGATGTTATCAAACTGGGTTCTGAATTGAATAAATCTTAAATTGAAGGACGCATTGAACACCGTAACGGTCGACGTCTTGTAAAGTGTTGTGAACCGTGATTGGATTTGAAAAATGATTATTACAAGGCAACAGTTGCAACAGTTGATTAATGAAGAATTTTCTCGTGTCATTCGAGAGCGTCGTCGACGGTCCCTTACGGCCTACAAGGTAGGTGATGTTGTGAGGTCGACTGTCGATGCTCAGGGCATGAAGAAAGGCCAGGAGTACAAGGTCGTTGATGTCAAGCACGGCAAGTGGGGAACTGTCATTTACGGCATCAAGCCTGTCGCAGGCGCAGACGATGAGCTATTGTGGATCGGCAATGGTCACCTGTTGTTAGAACCAGTCGACAGCGATGCATTTGACGTCGCTGTTAACGAGTCATCGAAGCTTTATGAGCGTCATCGCAGCCGCGGTGCCTTGCACGATTTGTACGAACTGTCGGGCCTAGACCTAGTTGACTTTGCATTGATGTTGACGTCGCTTGGCGATGCCGTTGTCGAACAATTGTTTGACATCCTGTCGGGCGATTATCGTGATGTTAACCCTGCTGTCATTGACGTGATTGATAAAGAATTGGGTGGAATTAACCGCGACATCGACGAGGCGATCCAGGATTTTCGTGAATACCTTCAATTTGAAGACATGGATCATGACGACGACGGCGGTTGACTAGACTAAGAAGTTGAAGTTGCCGTTGACTATGCCAAGGAAATTGCTGCTGTTCATCGTCAATTTGCTTGCGATTGCGTGAAATGGTCGTGCTGAGAAATCGTTGGCGGCTTGATTAGCGTCTTGAATTCGAATAAGCGAAGTCTGCTAAAGAACGATTGCATGCTATGGTTGTCGAATGGGCAGAGTTAAATGAATTTAGCGCGCATGATTGAATGTGCG